GGTATCCTGTAGTGTAGCAGCACCCTCTACGTTTATGGTGCCATCTACGTCAGCATTACCTTCTAAGAAGATGTCCTTGTAGCGAACTGCGTCTGAGCCTAAACTAAGAACGTTAGTAGTCTTGGGACGCATTACAGTAGTTGTAACAACAATATCCTGCGCTGGGCCTACTACAGTAATAGGAGCACCCTCAGAAGACGTACCATCGTGTGTGTGGCCCGAACCAGAGTTAAATGCAGCTTCTACACCGTTAAACTCGTTATCTAAGTCATCAGCATCAATAACATTACCATTAGATATGTTGTTGGCTGTGTCTGTTCTTACGTATCCTGTACCCATCAGCTTTCCTTACTGTCTGTCTTCTGTAGCAAACTCAAAGATTGCTGTATCTAATAAAAATGAAGCATCAGAACTCTTATCTTCGATGCGGATTGCTATAGTCTCACCTGATCCTACTACTTGATTGATGTAACTTTGTGTGCGTGGCGCACCAAACACAGCGCTACCAAACTTAGTTGTGTTGTCACTGTATATACCAGTATCACCACCTGTTTGTGTAATATTAAAGGTAGAAGGCTGTATATAGCCTGTCTTGTTTTGATTAAACCTAATACCTGCTTTTATGTTTATAGCACCAAAAGGTTTAATATAAAAGTCTAACTTATAGAATGTCTTACGTACTTGTGGATCATTAATAGGCATATAAGGTGATTCATAGATAGCATCAATGTTATTGCCATCTAAACTTGTACCTGAATCCATGTTATAAACATAGCCATCATTGTTAGCAAACACACGATACTCATCTTCACCTATGAACTGAGAGTCAGCTACATATACTTTAAAGCCTTTTATTTCAGCCCACTGAAAGCCTTGACCGCCCTGATCTACAAACTTAGTACCTAACACACCCTTAGCAATCTTAGACTGCTCACCCTCTACATAAGCAAATAGACGGTATTGTGCCTTACCTCTAATCACTGTACTGCAAAAACTGGCAGCATAGTCCTGTAGTTTACCTACTGTAGGTCTAATGTTCTTGGATGCAACATCAATACCAAAGTCACCAATACGGTCTGTAGAGCTAAGAGTTCTCAAGCCATCAGGGCCAAGGAACATAATGTCAGCGCCTACCTCTTGGATAGTGTCAGCACTCAAGCAACCCAAGTCTTCTGTTACAGCACTCATTGAGAAGTCTGCAGAGCTAGTGCCAGTGATACGCATGATCTTATCTACAGCAAAGACGATAAGCTGATCACGAAAGACAACTAAGCCTGTAATCTCTGACCCAATACTAATACTCCCTGCACCGTTAGCAGGGGATAGATCATTAGAACTGTACGGAGCAGTAAATACTAGTTCTGTACCTACACCAAAGAAAAGAGTGCTCTTAAACATACAAACATGACTAGCTCCTTCTGCAGCATCATTAGTTGCTGAGCTTGTCATATAAGTCAATGTGCCAGCTGTACGATCAAAGTAGGCAGGAAAGTTAACACCATCAACGAAACAGATCTGATAGGTATTGTTAAAGTTGTAACGTGCTTGTCGTACCTTAGCAAAGCTTATGTTAGGTGCTGTGGCTAGGGATGTCCAAGTAGGGGAGCTATCAGTAGCATTAGTAATGTAGTAAATACCATTACGTGCAGCAATAACTTTCTCATTGGTGTCCTGCTGTACAATAGCTAAGCCCTGTACTGGGCCTGAACCAGGCAGCTGTGCATCAATAAACTTTGTGTAACCTGCTAGCTTACGATAACCTCCATCAAGGGAAGGCTCAAAGTTCTGCAGTTGAAATGCTGAACCTACATTATTAATACCTTGTTGCAGAGGGCTGATGTTTGTAATCAAACCACCATTAAAAGGCATAGGAAATGTTTGCCACTGTGTAGCCATTATTATGATACTCTTAGGCTAGGTTTATTACGTGTAATAACTGTAGAACGTATATAGTCATAACGGTTGATGTACAAACTACGCATGTACTTAATACCTGATTCAAACTTACCTTGTGCAATCTGAGATGCCTGTGTATCCCCACGAAACTGATAAGCGTAGAACATAGCACCATCTACAATAGTATGCTTAAACTCAAGAGGGACGTTAGGTACATCATCATACAACTCAAGTGATACTTGATTGCGATAATACTCATATACTATTTTATATGCTTTGTCTGGCGTAGGAATTATGAGAAACTCTTGGCTTGGTGCTCGTGAAACATGACGAGGAAGATCTTGTAAGTCGCTACCAGTGTTATACTCATAATCAACGTAGTTGTCAAGGTAATCTTGGTAGTCCATTGATTTAAGTTTGGTAGTGCTTACATTTAATGAGTCATCTTTCTTGATACGAAAGCTATTCATGTCAATCAGTTTAGCATCACTAGGATAATCATAACGTGTTACACCAGGAGTAAGGGTCTCTTCCTCTAGGATGTGATTCCAAGGCCAGTTGTATTCTTCATGGTTGATATGTCTTAGTGAGGCATTTACAGAATCCTTAGCTGAACTATAGAAACCTGCAGCAGTATCAAAGTTAGAACTTGATAGCTCTACTTCGTTAAGTCTGCGATTTACTTCGTTTACTAGCCCTAAATAGTTATATGCCATTACTTATTCCTTACACGTAAACGAACCTTACGTTCTACTACTAATCCATTTGTGTCGGCTATACGGCAGTAGAACTGATACTCTATATTATTATCACCAGAGCCTAAACGTGCAGTTGCTACTTTGTCTGTATTGGTAGCAGAGATAAGCTGAATGCCTTTGACAAGCTGTCCACTAGGGATAAGCTGAGTCTTCACACCATCAGCGTCATCAACAAACCAAGTAACACTACTAAGTGTTGCACCACTAAGGAATCGTGACCAGTCAATGCTATAGTCTAGTATTTCATCAGGATCTTTGTTAGGCCATTTAAGAGACATTATTATTATTCCTATGCTGCACGTACATACGCTGTGTTACCTAGTGTGCTAAACTCACCTATGTAAGCAGTACGATCTCTGCTATAATTATCTTTGATTGACTCATAGTCAAACTGTACCGCATCAATAGTCTCATCCCCTACAGTGAATGTACCCTGTACTCCTACAGGTAATACTACTGCCTGACAGTCTGGTACAACTGTATTAAGAGAAGTAGTGCCTACTAGCGTTGGTAGAACTTCAATACACTTACCTACAATAGTGAGTGAGCCAGCTGTACCTGTAGCCTCTAAGCCTGTGGGTATGTTAGTTGAACCACCCTTACCTATGGCAGTACCTAGTGCTGTTGTACCAGATACACCTGTAGTAGACAGAACAGCGTCTGCCTCAGGAGTAATCTCATCACCATTTACTAGTGGGTCATCTGTAATACAAGTAGCTGACACCCCTGTAAGAGGTACGTTAGCATCACCGCCAAATGTAATACCGTTAGCAGAACCTGTTGCCGATACACCTGTAATAGATATTACTGTACCTGCACCGCCCGTAATAAGAATAGTACCTAATGTACTTGTACCTGCTACACCTGTAACACCATGTACAACTCTACCTGCCTCAATAGTAGTGCCTATAAAGCCTGTAGCTTCTATTCCTGTAGCTGCTACATTTGCTGCAGCTTTAGCTTCTACTGCAGTTACCGCACCTGTACCTACTACACCAGTAAGTGTAAACGCTGCATCCGCTTGTTCATAGCTTTCGCCAAAAGAGGATATACCAAAAGGATTCTGTCCAAAAGACATTAGTTACTCCTTATGCAGCAGCGTCACTTGCAAGTACACCATACCAGTTAGAACCACCATCACGTGTATGGAAGACTAGAATATCTGTTTCACCACTAGCAGGTGCATCAGGGGCTGTACCGCCTGCCCATTTAACTGAGCTAGGCCATGTGACTGTTGAGCCGTTGCCTGTTAGTTGTATGATGAAGCCCATAGAGTAACCACTGTCTGCACCACTAAATGTAAATGTAGTATTACCCGACATCGTAAGGCTAAATGCGCCAGCATTGTCTACGTTACACGTTGGAGATGTGCCTGAGAGTGCGTCATAGTCTTCTGCTACTGATCCAGTAGTGTACAAGTTACCAGTTATTAATGCGCCGCTGACATCGGCTTTAATTCTTTCCGAACCATTGTAGTATATTTTTACTGCACCGTTAAGTGTGCAGTTCACCATCCACTCATTGTTTACGTCATTGTAAATACCAGAACTGCTAGAGTTGTCGTGCATAAACACAACACGACCACCGATACTGTAGCCTTCCCAACCACCATGCGAACCGCCATCAATCTGCACAGAGCCGTAGCTGCCAGAGACAGGCTGGAAGTAGCCGTTGCCTGAGTCACCCAGACGTACACCTGTATTATTTACTATAAGTCTGTTTGTGCCGCCTGTGACTACATTAAGCTGATTATCGTTGAACTGCATGTAGGTGTCAGTGTCACCATCGTGGTAGATACGGTCTTGTAGATAAATGTCCTCAACATCAGTAATGTTGTTATTATTCATGTCTAAGCTAGAGTTAGCACTCTTACGCATGAACGTGCTTTCGTGGACGCCATCAACGGTATCAGCATCCAGGCCAGAGCCAGAGCCATCGTTGTTTGCATGCCATATGTTGTAATAGTCTGAGCCGTTTGGGGTGAACTCAATGTCATCCCTTATGCGAACACCAGACCCATCCTCCTGATTGCGTAGCAATAAATAGCCTGAAGCGTTCCACTCAATATAAGCCTTGTCTGTAGTACCCTCTTGGAAACGAATGTAAGGGCTACTCCCTCGTAAAATAAGGTCTTCGTCGGTAGATGCATCAATGATCAGTCGGCCTGTCATTGTATCATTAGCATCACTACGCAAGAAGCTTGAAGCTTGAATGCCATCTACAGTGTCAGCGTCTAAGCCACTGCCAGAGCCATCTACTGTTTTGATTGCTGTCAGTATCTGTGCAGCTGTCTGGTCTGTTGTAGCACCAGCCTCAATACCATTGAGTTTTGTGTGGTCAGCATCTGTAAATACGTTGCTGTCAGAAGCGGCTTCTACCGCTGCTCGTATCTCAGCATTTGTCTGATCTGCTGTAGCACCAGCCTCAATACCATCTAGTTTAGCACCATCAGTAGCAACATCACGTCCGTCAAATGTTGAGTTAGTTGTAATAGCACCCGTCATAGCGCCACCTGATAGAGGTAGCTTGGTAGCAATAGAGTTTGTCACTGTTGTAGAGAAGTTAGCGTCATCA